CAAGCCGTCGGGACGTTCGTCCAAGATTTTGACCGCCCTACCATACACGCGACTGCATGCCGAGCGTATTCTCTCCGTTTGTACCATCCCCACGCGAACGATTGCATCTTTTATGGCTCGGTGCCACGTTGGTGAGGTCTAACTCTAACCCCGGGGCTACTGAAACTGGGACCTTGTGGTCTCCTTCCCATGAATCAGGTGTCGATGATGGAGGCATCATGTAATTGATGGGCTGCCCACACCACCAGCATGGAGCTCCTGCTTTCCTGTCTCGGTTGTATGCCATCTCCCGGATCTTCCTCCAGGGGCGGCCCGCTCTCTTTACTGCCATGGGGAGTGCCTTTCAAACAAACAAGGAGCAGGTATCAGCTGATATCTGCTCCTTGTACATGAGGGTCTATATGTCTTCATCGCCTTGTTTTACGCTTAAACCTTAGCATACAATATATGGGTACTTCAAGGTACTTTATCCAATTCATCTTGTAGGTAACTCAATGCCCGAGCATGTACCTTCTTCAATCCTTCGAGGGAATAGTTCATGCGTCTGCTTATCTCCTTCCATCCGAGTGGTGCATATAATCTCTTGGGATGAGCGGTCAGGTACCGGAGCATGAGTAGTTCTCTTTCTCTCGGATGCTCTTTGAGTTTATCCACCATCTCGCGGATCTCCTGCTTCTTGAGGATGAGCTTTGCATTCTTCTCAGCCAGATCAGAATACAGATCTGCTACCTCTGCCATGCATGTGCTCATCTTATCTTCTTTGTAATTTGACTTACTCGCTCCAGAATCATCGAGTTGTACAGGATGATATCCCAATAAAGACTCTATTTCCTCTATCTGCTCAGTGATGCAGGCTATCTCTTCCTGGATGTCTCTGTACTGCATCAGATATTCTTTAGCTGTCATTTATCCTCCTGTTGCACCGGTGCAACTTTGGCTTTTACGCCTGCTGCTTATTTGGGTTCCTGTTATGGTTCTTCTATCCATTTGCCATGCTGCTGCCCTTTGTACTCATGGGCCCATATATGACATGGCCTGATTACCTGGCAATATTTAGTCAGTTCCGGTATCTCATTCCTGTAGGTCATAAGAAATACTTGATTCTTTTTGTCTTCCTCTCGTATCGCATCCAGAATGTCAGTCCTGTCTGAGGTGACTTCGTTGTAATAGTAGACAATCCGCTTGGTGTTTGTTTTGCCATTCCTGAATCTGTCCTCAGTGCTTCCTTCATGCTTCCGGTAGAAGTACATAGGATCCTCGATGGTAGAGCTCGTTACCTTTCTGTCATGAAGTCCTACGTGCCGTGCAAAGTCTTCATCTTCTGTCGCATCTTTCAGTTCATTGAAACGAGCATCTCCAATAAAAGACCGTTTGAAGCATCTTGTGCAGACTGAGATATTAGGGTTTCTCATTCCCTTGTGGATAACAAATCGGGATTTTCCAGGAGACATATTTTCCCATGAATACTCAATGAGATCATTTCCTTCAGGTATCTTTTCGAGCAATTTCCGTACAAAATATTCGGGAACGAGATCATCTGAGTCGAGGAACTGAATATATTCGCCTGAAGTAATGTTTAGGCCGATGTTCCTTGCTGCGCTCTGGCCTTGATGCTCTGTCCTCATTACCTTGAGCCAAGGAAAACGCTCAAAGTACCGCAGCGCCCATTTATCATTTTCTGTTCCGTCATCAATGAGCATGACTTCCACCTCATCAGTGAGTTGTGATTCCAGAACAGTGAGAAGCTCTTCTGTGTACTCATAGGTGTTATAAAATGGAATGATGATAGATAATTTCATTCTTCTATTTCCTCTAATATTTCTTTTAGGGCGTTATATTCTGCCTCATTGTCGATATCGCAGGAATAGTCGTTTATTGCCTTGTAATTTGTATACACGATACGATTGAGCCGAGTCCCTTTGATGACCTGCCATAATTCCCATGCGATAGGTTCCCGATAGAACTTGCCCTGATCTGCAAGTCTGACCGCCTTACGGATGCTCTCCTGGAAATACTCCTGATCAGCAACCTTAAAGGCGTATGGTTCCGCCCATTGTTTGTGAAAGCATGGCCTTGAATTTGCAAAGAACTGAATATCATCGGTTTGAGTCTTTACGATGGTTTGGATTGCTTTAGGTGAAAAGAATACATCACCGAAGATATAACAGGCAGGTTCCATGGTTGGATAAAATCCTTCGAGCCAGTGGCCTCCGTCTCCGAATGTGTTCTTATGCCTGAGTACCGGAACTCCGAAAGATTCAAATCGGCCATCATTAGAACTGATGGCTATATCTGTGACTCCATTCTTTCGCAGAAGACGGATAGTCCTGGAGACAAGGGACTCTCCTTTGACGATCCTCAAGGCCTTGGGTTCAGCGTGGTAGTTGCCGCCACACATGATGATATATTTCATGGTTCCACCTCTTCTTTATATGGCTTAGGTAGTGTCATCCTTGCTCTACCTCCTTGAAATCAAACTGCATTGACATCAGATATTCCGACAGCCTGAATTTCCTTATCGCAATAATCATAGTCGGGTCGTCTAAATATTTGCTATAAACAACGTTTGCTCCGTTGGGCAAATGTTCCAGCAACTGGAGTTTGAGTTCGGGTGAGCCGACAATGAAATCATGTTCCTCACATATCTTTGCAAGTTCCTGTTCTCTATGTTCTCGCCACTCACGCTCGAAATCTTCTATCCTCTGAAAGAAGGAATCAATATCAAATTCGCTCATGTTTTTCCTCTCATATCTGCACCGCAATTAGGACAGAAGTTATCTCGACGCTGCAGTTTGAATGATTGACCGTCGATATAAGGGACGTCGGATTTTCTCACTCCGTATTCAAATCTTTGATAGGCGCAGTGACAGACTGAACATCTGTAATATCCTTTTTCTCTCATGCTCTGCCAATCATGCTCCAACCATTCTCCCGGTGTAGCCTCCTTCATTTTTACAACTTCATGCTCATAATCCTTGTTGAGGATATCGGCTACCAATGAAGCATTGGCTCTGCTGTTACATATGACGCATAACTTCCTGTTGCCATTGATGGTTTCATATACTCCCTAATCGCATACAACGCTATCCACTGAATATGTCATGTGCTGCCCTCCGTTTCTGCTTCGTCTCTGTCGAAAGCATCTACCATATCAAGGTGAAGCTGCCTTAAAAGGTTAAGTCTGATACCAAGGTCGTGGGCTTTTAGTCTGTCTTCTTCCGAAGGACCTTCCATTTTGGTCTTTCTCTCCAGATTGTCGATTTCTTCATTTATCTCATTGAATCTCTTCTCGAAAACATCAACAAGCCGCTTATATCCTCTAAGACAATTCCTGGCCATTGCTATGGCATTCAGGACTTCTTCTCTGTTTGTCTTACATGTGAGCCATGAAAGCTCATAGTCCGCTTCCTGCTGTGTCATATTTCCTTCCTTCCCGCCCTTAAAGGCTGCCCATTCGCTAATATGATCTTGATATGTCCGGAATAGATGCTCGCCCAGTTTATCAAGGTCTTATATTTGCTTATCTTTCCTCCACTGAACGGAGTTCTGAACTCGTTCTCTACCATGATCCCGGAAGAAGTCTCTCCGATGTAGTAGGATCCGATCAGGTTGTCTTTGGCATGCTCGGGATCCTGAAACAGATTCTTGGGAAGCTTTAATTCATCTCCGGGTTCAAGGTTACTTCTTTTCCACTTTTTACTCATCTTTATTTCCTGCCTATATATACGGTTGCCATTATCGACCTTGTTGTACCTCTATCCACAACCTCATACTGAATGTCGTTCTTTATCGCTTCGGCTAATTTTCCTACTAAAGCGCGCCTGATGTACGCTTCATATTCTTTGAGGCCGCCCATATAAGGTGGTATTTCTCTCTCACATCTGTATTCTTCAAAATGCATATGAGTTGTGGTGACGTTCAGAGGCCTGTTATATAAGTCATACATTTCTCTCATATGAGGATATTTGTTGATGATATCCTTCATCAGCTTATTGTCTGATTCAAGATTCCTTATCCTCATTTTCAGGTGCTTCTTTTGCTGCCTTAGATTCATTGACCCGCTCCTTTCTGGAAATATCGTCCTCTTCCCGGATATTCAGGACGTTCTGGCATCCACATTCTTCACAGTCTACGCATTCATAGCAAGTTATTTCAGTCGTGAATAATCCGATCCTTGTCTTTCTGACCATGTATCTCTTATCCTTTTTGAGCTTGAGCTCTTTTCCACATACCTTGCACTTCATATCTTCTTCTCCTTATAGTCTTTGCAGGCCTTTATAGTTCTCGGCCTCGGGCTTACCTTGCCCTCTGAGCAGTTACCGTAGCATCTGAGTCTGCCTTCACATGGCTCAAAGTGATCACAGCTCCCGCATTTTTTTGTCAGGTCTGTTTTTCTGATGATATCGTCCATGTTCTTAACCCTTCTCCATTTGGCTGACAGTTTCGCATCTTCAAGGTCGGCCCATGTAAAGTTATCAGGAAGATAGATAGGATCTGTGATGAATTTAACCATGGGCTCCTTTCCGGGCGGTAGCGCCGGCCGCCCTGGTTTATTTTCCGTGATATATTCCCTAAAGGAAGTGCGCTCATAAATAATTACGTCCGAATATCTCCATGAAGTCCTTGTCGGGATATCTTTTCGTAAAGGCTCTTTGGCCTTCCTTATGGAGCAGATCCATGTTTGCCTTATTCCTATGGACTCCTTCCGGAGGTTCTGTATGATGCTCGTGGCATAGATAAACGGTCAATCCATACCTCGTGGATAACTTTTTGTTAGGGCCTCCAAAGACGTGATGCTCTTCAAGCCCTTCCCTTCTCTGATAATCCCAGTTCAGCATCATACAGAGGTAACAGGTTCCATCCTGCTTGTTATGCATTATCGATTTCATTCGGTTCCTTCCTCCGGGCACGAGGCCCGGAGATTAATGATTTTTGATTGAGAAAGCAGGGCGGACGCCAAGAGAGGCGGAAGCGCTGCCGTAGTACGCAAGGCCGTTGCCGAGGACAATGGCAAAGAGCGCCGCGGAGGCAACGCCCCGCAACCTGTTCTGCAGCCAGTACCAGCAATACTCATCATCAGGCGATGAACATACTCTGTTCTTCCTGTCCTTCATGAGAGGAAGCTGGTTATCCTTATCAGTCTCAAATCTCTCGTAGTAATCATCGTGTCCGAACATTTCTCCATATGTCGGTATCCAGAGTTTGACCTCTTTGTAGGTGTTGTGGAGCATGTTGTCTCTTAAAGACTTGGGAAACATCTTGATCAGTTCTGTGTTCATCCACTTGCAAAGATCTGACTCTTTAAAGTCTCCTGCTTTGTTGGGATCCTCATTCATAGGTCTGTCTGCTACGCAGTTGTCAAAGATAAAGTACGCTTTAGCGCCGGATGCCTTCTGCACTGTTGCAGTGAAGGTTCCCATATCTCTGAGTTTTATTGAGATCTGATCTCCTACCTTGAACTTATCCACATCCATCTCTACTTTTCTGATGACTTTCATAATTCCTCCTTCTTAGGCTTTGCCCAGTCAACTCCATAGCGGTCAATCACTACCTTGAAATCTTCCAGATCATGAGGCGCGGTGCTCTCATAATCAACACCGATGTGGAGCATCTCGTGGAAGAGCAGGATCTTCAGCTGTTCTTCGTTCATCCCTCTGACGTTAGGTTCAAAGATCGTGATCGTGAAGTCTGCAGGTATGCCCCACTTATTCTTTTCCTGTACCTTCTCGCACTGCCCGAGGATGGTCTTTCCTTTTCCCTTCTTCTTGTGCTCCGATTCAAGAAATATCACCGTTATGGGAGCTCTCTTGAGGAACTCCAGCTCCGGCTCCTTTTCGATGACCACTTTTGCAAGTTCTGTGTAGTATTCGCTGATGTGCCTTATATCACTCATCCTTTACCTCCTGTGATTCTATGATCCTGTTCACTGTAGTGAGCATGCTTTCAAGTTTCGTTTTGATTGCCTTGTACTGGTTCTCGTTTAACAGTCTCTCTATCGTGTGAATATCATTTGACAATCCGGCCTTATATCCTCTGAGGACATTAGGATCCAATGAAGACGATTCTGCTGATATTTCCTCAATGGGAGCAGGTTTTTCTCTTGGAGTGTTCACCTTCTTTGGTTGCACCGGTGCAACTTTTCCTTTTGACGCCTGCTGCTTCTTTTCTGCTTTGACATACGGTTTGAATGGTTCAACCTGCTTTGACTGTTCCTTCTCGGGCTTTGCTTCTTCCGGCTCTTCCTCCGCCTCTTCTTCCGAATCCTCTTCCGATTGAGTATTTATCGTATTTTCAGGGGTTTCTTCCTGCTCATATTCCGGGAATGGTTCACCATAAGTCCTTGACCATGATTCCTGGGCTGTCTCGTAAGGATCCCCGGTCTCTTTTATGACTTTGGTCCATGCATCGACTATCTCATCCCATGTGACTATCGTCTTCTCTTCTGTCCTGACTTCCGTGATGCTCGCTTCATCATCTTTGAGTACCAGGATGACATTTCCTCTGCCTTTTACTCTTGTCTTATAGATGGTCGGGGCTGACGGCATCATTATGTTCTTGATGCGGATATGCCCCGGAGCTGCTATGCATTCATAGTCATTGAATATACTTACGTATATGTTCAGATAGTCGCAGCCTATCTCCCTGATGGTCTGCACTACGAGGCTTTCAGCCGGTGGATTGAGTATTTCTGCGGCATTTTCCGTGAAATGCTCAATATCCGATATAGCTTTTTCCTCGTCAATCTGCTCCTTGATCTCTGATATCTCCGATTTGGTCAGGTCCGGTGTCAGTTCTTCTGTGATGACTTCCGGCATTGTGAGCATTATCGATAATTTGGCATAGCCGAATCCCTTGTACTGTTCAAGAAGCCTATCGGAAGATCCTCCCTCGGAAAATCTGTCATTGATCCTGACGAACCTTGAGACCTGAGATTTATCGAGTCCATACTCTCCCTGGGCAAATTCGAGATAGTCCTTATAGCCGGAACCTTTCAGGATATCTGTGTCTCTGGCTACCTTCAAAAGATATCCGATGCGGACAAAACCTTCTGAGGTCTTCTCCAACTCTGTGCGGAGCTCCTGCCTGTATTCCTGATAACCGTTTCTGTATATGATCTCTTCCATTCTTCCTCCTATACCGCTTTTGCTACCTTGCGCTTGGATTCATTGAGTATTTTCTTGGGATCCCGCGATTTCATATAGGCTTTGAGCCATCTGTCTATTTTCTTCTTGTCGGGCTTTGAGTCGTTTATTCCGTACCATTGCTCAATCGTGCAGTCGGGATTGATCTCTATCGTGATATACGGAGTATTCGGTTCTGCCTTTCTGCGAAGGAAGCAGATGATGGACTGTTTCTTCTCATGGCTGCTCAAGTATTCGTCACCGCCTACGCAGTGATGGAGAGTTCTTCCCTCTGCGACTATCTCAGCTGCATCCTTTGCCGGCCTTACAAGGAACTGACCTCTTTCGTAGTGATAGACCTTATCAGCTGATTTGAACCTCAGTCTTATGCCCTTGAACTGCTCATTGACCTTCTTCATCCTCTCGTCCGCTACGCGCTCATTTGTTTCGATGACCGCTTTTTCGTGAGCATCGTGAAGATCCTTAGGGAAGAGTACTATTGAATCTGTAAGGTCATATTCGGATTTCTTTTTCATTTCCAGATAGTCCCTGTACTCGTTCATGACATCGCGTAATTCCCACTTCGTTCCCTTGCGGGACTTCTCGATATAGTTCCTAAGCTTTACAGGAGACATATACTCGGTGAAGAACTTAAACTCCTTCTCATCCAGTCCTGCCTTGATCAGAGTTATCACTTCCGGCCCGAGGGTTTTGCCGGTCATCCTCTCCATCCTGAACAGTTCGAATGCTGACATCAGGTCCCTTTCCGGGCAGTCTCTAAGATCCTCGATGCGGTTCTTATTGACCTTGAGATAATCCCAGGGATTCTTTGCCCTCCAGTTGCATCTCGGGAAGTGATAACTGAACAGTTTCCGTCTGACAAGTTCTTCAAGGCCCATCTTATAAAGTGCCTCGAACCATGGATTCTTGATGTACGCCTGCTGCCATTCTCCTATCGTCAGGTTCCATTGGCTCTCTTCCAAGACCTCATAGGTCATCGAATATTGCATGACCGTTCCTTCCATCTCTTCATAGGTTCCCGGATATATCTCGCCTCTCGTCGGGCCTGATCTGTAATATGACATTGTGGAAAAACATGTTGCTGAACTCCATACAGGACCATCCCATGTGTCGTGACTGTACAATTTATAGGACTTCTTTTTCATTCCCTTCGGGAACCAGATACGCAGCTTCTCATTGAGTATTAATGCCTCATCCGGCATTTCTGCATCGGGTATGGTTCGGAGTATCGGCCTGAAGAATCTGAGCATATATCCGCCGTTCTCTATCTTCTGCCCTATCCATACATCCTGGTCCCAGTCCATGACATTCTTGCGATTCTTCTTTGCTACAGTCATCCCTGCGCATTCGCAGAATGGGCAGAAGGCATCTTCAAAGTTCCCCGGTTGATCTCCATCCCATGTAGGGAGGAATCTGTCATTCTTTTTGAATGTGTATCTCCTTTTTGCTCCACAGTGGCAGCACTCGAGTAGAAGTTCTCTGTCAGGTTTTGAGTAGAATATGATGTGATGACCTTCGAAGAGATCCATGACCCACTCGCTAAAGTCTGCCGGAAGATCAGGGACTATACTGAGCAGGTAGTCTTTTTCCTCCATCGGCTGAATCTTTGCAAGGTCAGTCATCGGCAGCACCTCCGACATAGTAGTTCCTCAGTTTTCTGCATATCTCTGCTCTGCCATCCCCGCACTTGACTTCTCCTTTAAACTTCTTGGTGAGTTTCTCGGGAAGGTCGTACATAGAGCTCTTCTCCAACAGTTCCAGGAATGCATCTACAAGGTTCTTACCGGGTTCACGGTATTTGAGCCTGAATACTTCGTCTGTTGTGATCAGATACTCCACATATTCGAGATAGTCATTCATCTCACCCTGGCATTTGCCGAGATCCGCCTTTTCAATCTCGAACTTTCCCAAAGCAGCTGACAGTGCATTGCAGAGAAGTGACTTATTGGTATCAAAGAAATAATCCTCTCCGGATACATTCAGCATGTCTTCTTCAAGATAGTCATGCCATGCATCGATAAGATCCTCTGCATCGCCTTTATCAAGGCCATTCTCTGCGTATATCTCCATGACAGCTGTCTCATCACCCTGTACGAGCTGATTTCTGACAGCCTCATTAATAGCAATATATGATTCAAATTCTCCGTATTTGTCGAACATATAGCCCTCTCCTTTCGTTACCATGTTCATTGAGTATTTATGCGGGTTTGGCGTTGTTTTTGAGCCATTCCCGGTACGAGTGATTTTCTTTGCAAAATACTGACAGGTTTTGCGTTTGAAGGACATTCCCCACATTTTGCCATATCTCTGAAAATGCCACTTTTCGGTGTTTTGCTGATAAATACTCGTTGTCCCGCCATTTCGGGAGCCATTTTGTAAGCGCTGTGGATAACCATTCAGACTCGATATAGATACTGAGGTCGGAAGGCTGGCTCATATGGCTTAAGGCTTCATTGAGGATCTTAAGGTTCGCTCCGTTCTCGCTGCCTTCGATCTCGAGCCTTACCGTCTTTGTTGCCGGCCCCTGTGAGGTCTCTGCCTCCAGGACCGCGATTCCGTAGCCCTGCTGCCTGCGTGGACCTCTTATCGTCTGATATACGTAGATATTTACCTTCATGTATTCTCCTTATCATGTAGCGCTGATATGGATATCCTGTGACCGGATTGATGCCACTGAACAATGTCTCTTTTATCATCTCCCAGCCCTTGGGAACTTTCGGAGGATCCTTCCATCTCTTCGAGATGACCTTTTCTCTCTTTGGTTCCGGTCGGATCAGATTGCGGGAGCTCGTATAGGACGTGCCTGTGTTCTCTTCTTTGGTGTCCTCTTTGACCAGATACGATGACAGCTGTTCAAATTCTCCATCTTCATAAAGCGGAGTCTGATACTGCTGTCCGTTCGGCCAGAGCTTCTGAATGATCTTCGTTACATTCAATCCATCGGGATTGTTGATCACGATATGATGATGGACTGCTCCCTTGGATCCTATTTCCGTGACTCCGAGATACTTAAGGTCATATCCTGCTTTCTGATATTCTCTTTTCAGACTCCTGAGAAACTTTGCTCTCTGCTCCACAGCTCCATCCATTGCCTCGGGACGGAGATCCTTCCTGTAGGTCAAGGTCATGTGGATATCTCCTTCTCCAAAGTTTGCTATCAGAAGCCTCTGAAACCTCCTTCTTTTGTTGGTCTCATTCTGCTTTTTGATCTCTTCGGGAGTCTTCTTCTTTTTCTTCTCCCTGGGACATCCGGGAGCTCCATAATTCAGTGGGTAATACTTTTGAATCTCTCTGACCTCTCCAAGGTCATAGGTGACTTTTGTGTACAAGAAATCATCCTCTCATTTGTCGTAACTTTAATATCCTTATCAAGGAACAAAAGAGCCAAAAAGTGCCGATTTTTCTTTACTTTTTGGCGTGAGGACGATATAATAATTCTTGTCAAAACTATATATATCGACCTCGCAGATTGGACCGGTTGCAGCCGGTCTTTTCTTATATCTCGATTTCGTAAATCAATCTTTCTTCCATATCCTTAAGCGAATACTGCGGAAGCGCCTCCGGGAAGATAGGAGCCATGAGTCCTCTCTCCTTCCAATTCTTAACGCGGTACTCAGGAACCGTTCTCCATGCCTTTACAAGCCTGATCTGATAGTTGGGTATCAGCTGTTCTTCACGGTCACGGAGCATACTGTAGAATCCGAGGAATATCCTGGAGCCATCCTCTTTGGATATGATGTGGATAATGTCGGGGCCGTGGCGATATTCAAGAAAATCGCTCAGGTAAACAGGTCTTCCCATAAATAAACCTCCTTATGCAGTGCCATTGCTGCACCATATTCCTGATTGCATCCGATGGACTTTCTCCATCCGGGCATCAATACAATTCCATCGCATCTGTCGAGTACCATGAGGCATATCTGCATGATGAACTCATAATCCGAATCTGCAGGAAGAGTGCTTACCATCCTGACTGGATTGATGATCTCCGGAACGCATTTCCCATAGGTGAACTTCTTCTTCAGCTGCTCTTCGCAGAAATCAAATCTTTCCTTATAGTCTGTAGTACCGGTCACAGGACCGCTCAAATAAACTGTCATATTTCTCTCCTTATAAACCACTGAAATAATGTCCACCGTATTGGAACATCGGAGTTCCATAATTTGAATATCCGTCTGCTCCAAAAAACATAACTCTCAGGTTCTTATCCCAGTCGCCCTCGATATATGTCTCATTCCATCCATCAACAACCTCTCCGAGTGCTTCGTAACAGTCTTCACTTGGCTGTATTCCCATGCGGCTGACTGCAAACTGATTAGGAGCGTAGATGATCTCACCTATCGGTGCTGAGAAGTATTCGGATCTGTTCAGGACTGTCAGCATAACAAGGGCTTTGCCGACCGAATCCTCTCCCTGAGCTTCTGCCATTGCTACATCCAGCAGAAGATTCTGCTCTTCGTAGGTCAGATTTACGAAGGTCTCTTCTCTGATCAGAGGAATGTCGGGAGCAACGAATATCTCTTCTGTGGGCATCTGCTTCGTTGGCTCCGGCTTTTGAACCTCTTCAGGTACCGGATCAGGAAGTTCTACGACCTCTTGGATGATCATTGGGTCATCATGGGGGGCAGTCTGCAGATGATAGTCATGTGACCTGTAAGATCCTACGCCTGCTGCTATCGTGGCCATCATGATGATCAGGCATCCGAGTATAAATGCTGCGTGTTTCATCCATCCTCCTTACTGTTGCACCGGTGCAACTTTTCTATTTTTTAGAAACTTCGTGAACTCGCTCTCGGGAACTCTGATGACCTGTCCCATCTGGAAGTATTCCCCGCCGGTCTTCATGTACTTCTGCAGCCATCTGTACGCAGTCGCTGTCGATACCGAATAGAAAAAAGCAATCTGTTTAGTTCCAAGCCATGGCCCTGTTGCTGCATTCTTCATATTTCCTCCTTTCTTGGGTTGTTCAGGTGTTTTGAATATCTGTACTGTCAAGTACAGATATTCAATGATGCTCGTAGAGTATCATTGACGTGAATTTAATTCACTTTTTCGAGCAAAAAAATATTGTCTCTTTCTTCTGCTGAAAGTCTAAGTGCATTAGTGATGCCTACGATCTCCGAAGCTGTGAACTCACCTCTCCCTTTAAATCTGTTATATAGAGTAAATCGGTCTATTCCGCTCTTCTCTGATAACTTGGTGATAGGCATTCCCCTGTCTTCAATGGTTCTCTTCAGAAGGTCTATGTTTACCATGTTTTCTCTCATCTCCTTTCTTCTTTCAAACGTGAATGTTATTCACGTAAGCAAAATATATCATTGATGTGATTTTCTGTCAACATATAAGTTGAATTATTTTCAATTTAGATTTATATTTTTGTTGGAAGGAGGTGCCGAATATGCTTACATTATATGAAAACATCAAGAATTTAAGGAAAGACAGAGGCTGGTCTCAAGAGGAACTTGCCAAGAAGATGGGCTATACCGACAGAAGCGCCATCGCAAAGATTGAATCCGGTTCTGTAGATTTATCGGAGAGTAAAATCATGGCATTCGCGAAGACCTTCGGAGTCAAACCCTGTGTCCTTATGGGATGGGAAAATGCGCCTGCTGCCTCTGATGATGATTTCTACTCCGGTGAAGCTCTCATGATTGCCAAAGCATACGACGAGGCCGATGAAGGCATTAAGAAATCTGTGAGAATATTATTGAATGTCAGGGAAAAAGAAGCACGTTCTATATCGTAAGATAGGAGGTGTCTTATGTGGATAAATAAAAAAGGACTCATGCAGGAATATGTCATGGATCCGCGGACCGGTCTGAAGAAGATCGTGTCCGTGAAGGTGAACGGTACCAGCAAGAGAGCTGAACAGGAAGCGTTGAAGAAACTCGAGAAAAAGATAGATGAATTATTCGATGCCAGATTGAAGTTATCAGAATGCATAAACCTTTATCTGAAGGAAAATGAGAAGACATGGAAACCTTCTACCTATTCTCAGGTGAGCAACAGGCTTCACTCCGTCCTTGAGATTGTAGGCGATGGATATATGAACTCCCTAACTGCAGGATACATCCGTCAGAAGTTCATGAACTGTGGGAAGAATGTTCAGACTATCAATGATTATCAGACAAGGCTTAAGACTTTATGGCGATGGGCCTATCAGAATGATTTTGTCAGAACCATGGAAGTGGCAGAAAAACTCTCCAATGCAAGGACTGAACCGTCTGCCTATCGCATCCAGGATAAGTATCTTGAGACTAAAGAAGCGACAAAACTTCTCAGGGCGATGATATATGACAGAAGATACCAGTTATTCAGCGAATTTCTGCTCCTTACCGGAATGAGAGTCGGTGAGGCTATTGCTCTCAACGATACCGACGTCTGGGGAGATATCATCCGTATCAATAAGACCTACGACAAGGCTAATAATGTCGTTACCTCCACCAAAACTTTAAAATCTTCAAGAGAAATCCATATTCAGCCGGAACTTAAAGACTGTATCAAAAGGATACGCGAATATACCAAAAAGCAGCAGGAAGTATTCGGGTATGAATCAGATCTGTTCTTCCCGGACATGAACGGTTCTTATTTTGGGTATAGTTATTATTGTAAATATATCGGAAAGATAACAAAAAAGACGCTCGGAAGAAAACTGACCCCGCATGCCTTCAGGCATAGTCACTGCAGTATGCTGGCCGCTGCCGGAATGAGCCTCGAGGCTATCTCTGAGAGGTTAGGACATACGGATTCTAAGATCACGAAGGAAATATACCTCCATCGCATGAAAGAACTTAAGGACAAGGAAAATAAGCAGCTTGATCAGATAAAACTGCTGTCCTGAATCCCGCATCAGTTCTGGGCTTGAAAAGCCTTACTAAACTAATCACTAAACCAATCCCATCTAATATGCATGAATACTGAAAAGAAATAAACATATACTTACTATCTGATGCATTTCATAGGATATCAACGATACTCTGAACCCGCATAAATACTGGATATCTGATTTTTGCCCACATCCTACGCTGACATGGTTTACTCGACTTTTTACTAAACTAAAACTCCCAGAGAAAAACACTGTCAAAATGATGGCAAAGACATGAGGAATTATATTTTTGGGCCCTCAAATGTTTAATTCCTCAGCGAAAACCATTAAAAAGACCCTCCCACCTTTTGAGGGGTGAGAGGGCCTGATATAAGGGGGAGAAATCGAACAGCAGCAAGCTGATGCGATCAAGGTATTGTGAGATATTGGCCTACTGTAATGACATTCGGATTTTTGATGTTATTCCGCTCGCATATAGCCTGCACAGTAGTATTATATCTCTTCGCAATATCTGTCAGAGTGTCACCTCTGACCACGACATACTGTTTTCCGGCATTCTTTCTTTCTTCGATGATCTCATCTACTCTTCTCTGAACAGTCCACCAGTCATAGCCTGCAGAGGTGAGTTTCATCTTTCTTACCACTCCGTTCCCCCACAAGCCTGCAAGGACTTCAACAGCCAACTGATCAACAGATTTCTTATCAACAATATCGACTATGACCGGGACCGGCGTAAGAACAGGCTGATCTGTCCATTCGATATTGATCTGATCCTGGTCTACCGTGGTGCCGTTTATCTTTGGGTCACGGATATAATTTACGGATCCTCCATACTGCCATATCTCTACAAGGGCGATGCTCTTAAGTTTCGGAGCACTCTTTGAATATCTTGCTACCCAGTGCGGATATACGATGAGCTGACTGTCATCAAAACATGAGTTGAAATGAGATTCGCTCGTATATATGCCGCAAGCATATCCGTTGTTTATCATAGTCTGGCAAAATACTCTTATAATATCCGTGAGATGCTGATATCCCTGATTGAGCATCTTGCCTTCAACATCATAATATACGTGAACGATATCTTTTCCTTGAAGGCACTGCATAAAGAATGCAGCTTCCCTCACGGCATCTTCCGTTGAGAATGCATTTCCATAAAAATAGGCTCCGATATGGAAGCCTTCTTCTTTTGCCTGCTTATAAAAATTCTCAAACTGTGAATCCTTGTACGGTTTAGCAGAGTCAGCGCCTCCGGTCTTCAGGATTGCGTATGTGAATCCCTGATCTTTGGCACTCTTCAGTTTAAATCCTCTTTGCCATGCAGAGATATCTATTCCTATCTTCATTCGTCATCCTCCTTCTCGCTCCGATCATGCAGCTGCTTCAATACCTTTTTCATTTTCTTCGGAATAGGAAGTCCAAGATGCCCCGCATTTTCCAATAATGAAATCCCTTCATTGCTCAGATAAAAAAATATCACTGCTGTCCTAAGTATGGATCCGGTCTTTAGCACTTCTGCATCCAGTACATTTGCAATGCCCACTAAGAGAAAGATCAGCACCTTCCGACAGATTCCCTTAAAGCCCACCTCGCTGGATAGTTTTTTGTCTACGACTGCGCACATCACACCTGTCACATAATCGACAGCCACAAAAACTACTAATGCTATGAGCAAACCGTCACAACCTCCCAAAAAGTAGCCCAGCCATCCTCCGACAGCTGCAAGTACCATCTGAATCGCATTCCAAAACTCCTTCATGGCAATGTCTCCTTATTTGCATTAAATTGGCCATGGCCAGCGTGACCAGGTGGACTACTAATGCTACTATCCAGTACTCCTTTCAGCTGCTCAAGCTCTCCTGCCAGTTTACTGACCATCTGATTAAGATTCTCTATCATTCTTGTCTGATCATAAATAATCTCAAGATAGTCCTGCTCAGTCATAGTTCTGACCGGTTATCTCATAGAACTCTTCCTCTGTGATCCATCCTTTATCAACCGCATTCCTTACTTTATCGATGGACCATCCTTTCTTTCCATTTGTCTCAACATAAAGGTCATAATATGCTTTAACCTTCTCAAAATTCTTGCTATGCATAACTATCCTCCTTATAATTCAACATCGGTCATCATCGCGATGTAGTCCGTCTGAGCCTGAAGATCGAACAGGGTAAGTTCTATATCTCTCTGTCTCTTTTCATCATCGGAAAGCTCACGAAGTATGAACCACCACTCAGCACCTTCATTGATAATCTGAACGAGCTCTGCGTCATGCATAATCTGCTCATATCCTTTTCCATCAGATATGATGAGTTCTCCGAGCTTTCCTTCAAAATCCTCTTCGGTGACTTCGACCCTTGAAATAAAATTGTTGCCGTTCAGCCGGAGATGTTCAATCGTCGAACCGTCTGAGAGTGTGATCGTGTACATTTCTTCCATCTTGGATCCTCCTTAAAAAGTGAATAATATAGCGACTTCATATTCTTTAACTGTTTCTTTGACATATGTCTGGCATAACTGCCCATCCACGATTTATATGACTGTTTTATAGATTCATAACCGATTCCGCCTTTGTCGTAGAGTCTTTTATATGCTTTCAATTTCCTTCTCTGGCGGGTTACGGATTTTGGATTTATTCTTTTGACTACTTTTCCGGTATCTGTCAGGAAATACTTAAACTGCAAATAAATAAACGTATCTGGCAGCCTGCAGATACGTGTTTTCTTATCGTTTATGAAAATGCCCAGTTCTGACGCTTTCTTCCTTATCCCCTCAAATGTCTCTTCTATATATTCCTTATCATGATGAAT